ATCTTGGAAACCTCTGATACCTAAGGCAGCGTTTTCATTGAACTGCCTACTCATCAGTTGTTCTTCTACTGCACGTTCTGCTGCTCGTAATTGAGCCTGTGCTGCTGCCTTTTGTTCTTCTGTCTTGGCTCCTTTGACCGCAGCCATAGCCGTTTGTAACTGTGTACCAGCTGGACCTAGTGCGGCCATGATACCTGCTGTATCTTTCTGTGCAGTGCCAAAAGAAACCAAATCCTTCATTAAGTTTTGTACAGGCGCACCAAACTTGTTCATCTGAGTCATTGCTGCTTGTATTCCTTCGGCAGCAAACTTATTGCCGTTCATCATTTGCAGTCTTATGGCCGCTTGGAACTTGCCGTCTCGTTGTAGCGCAGTTAATTCTTCTTGCTGTGCTTCTCTGCTCTTGCCAGTCTGCTTGGCAATCTTGTCCATCTCTGTGGCCATGGCCTCAGCACTGGCACGAGCCGCTTCGCGACTCTTGGCATCTTCCATGTTAGAGAATCTTCTGCTGGCTAGTTCTATAGCCAGTGCTCCGTTGATCTCTTCACTGGTCATGCCCAACATTCTTAGGCGTTCACTGGCATCAGAGTCAAAAAATTCTTTACTGAATCTATTAAACTGCACAGCACCGCGATCTACGCTGCCGCCCATTGAAGTTAATAGATCTCTATTTTTGTTTAAAGTTTTTCCATATTCTTCTAGACTCATGCGTGTGCCAGCAATCTGTACTCGCATGTCCATGGCGTCGCCGCCAAAACTAGCACCAAACTTGCCAAAGTTGCGCATGGCATCAACAGATTCCTGCGCATACTTGCCTACATATGAAAGTGCCCCACCGGCTAATTCACCTAGTTTACCAAATTTGCCGAGTTGAGCGCCAGTTGCACCCAGCACAGAACCAAAGTTGTTGCCGCCTGCTGCTAGTGCAGAAAAAGCACTTCCCGTTAGTTTCGCACCTTCGGTTAAAGTTTTAAGAATATCTGCGCCGGCACCTGGGCCACCTGCTTGTTGTTTTGCACCAGCAGATTGCTGACCTTGCCTAAACACAGCAGTCATTGCATCTTTTAAATCATCTCTAGAGATATTATCAGCCATTTATTTTTTACCTAAAAAATGCGTATATAAATACCATTAGTATATTTATCTGGAGTTAGAATGAGTCAAAATCCATTACAGAAGTATTTTAGACAGCCAAAATTAACTGTGCCTTTGCCTAGCAAAGGACTGTTTGCACCGCCAGACGCGATATCCGGTGACCCCAGTAATCTAGAAGTGTATGCCATGACCGGCATGGACGAAATAATTTTAAAAACTCCGGATAGTTTATTCACAGGAGAATCAACAGTGCGTGTGATCCAGAGCTGTTGTCCTGGTATAAAAGATGCATGGCATGTCAGTGCCATTGACCTAGATCATATATTAATGAGCATTAGAATCGCTACCTACGGAAATTTAATGACCGTTGAACATACATGCGGCAACTGTGGTACAGAAAATGAATATGACATCGACCTTAGGCCTTTGATAGATCATTTTGATAGATCTGAATATAAAAATAGTGTGCAAGTGCATGAATTAACGATCAAGATAAGACCTCTTTTCTATCAAGAGATGACAAAATTCAATCTTGAAAATTTTAAGATACAGAAAAGATTAATGGCTGCTGCACAGGACTTTGACAATGCGGAAAATCAAAAAATTATCAATGACAGCTATAGAGAAATAGCGGATTTACAAAATGATATGTTTCTAAAATCAATAGAATCAGTGACTGCACCAGACACTATAGTCACGGATCAAAAATTCATAGAAGAATGGGTCAAGAACAGTGAAGCTGATTTATTTGACGGTATTAGAAAATTAATTGAAGATAATAAAAAAGCATGGAAAATTCCTAGTGTAGGTGTGCAGTGTTCTAACTGTGGAACTCCTGCCGAATTAGAAATTACCATGGATCAAGCAAATTTTTTCGTAAAAAAGTCTTAACATTGTCTAACTCTGACATTGCCAAACTATTTGAAAATTTAGAAGCATCTGTAAAGTCTATCAAAGACGATATCTTTAGAATAAGTTGGTACATGCGCGGCGGAGTCGCTGCCAACGACCTATTTCACATTTACAGTTATGAAGATCGCACTATCATGGGCGAGATTATCAAAGAAAATATTGAAACTACGACAAAAACTAGGATAAGTTTTGTTTAATTATTTTGTTTTTTTAGTTTGCGTTCTATCTCTGCAGGACTGTCTCGTTGCCAATCAATGTTTACTATCTGCGGTGGACGATCAATGTCTACTATCTGCGGTAAACGTATGCTGTTTTCATCATCAGGTTTGACAGCGCCTCCAGCGGACGCGGCAGTGTTTGTACCAGAAGTAGGAGTATTGGAATCTCTTGGTCCTTGGGACCTCTGATTTGACCCGCCTGGTCTATCTTGTGTTTGATTTCTTAAATCTTCTAAGTCCTGTGTGATTTTGCCAGCACCTAACATGTCGTTAAAAAATGATGCCAAAAGTCCAAAGCCTGCACCCACATAGGCAAAACGTAAAAGAGCCCTCATAAAATCTTCACCTACATACTCGTTGTTGATTGCATATGCTAATACCTGTTTTTGTACAGTATCGGTGGCAAAATTCAACCAATTTACCGTGGCAGGACTTAGTCTAAACAAGTGTTGAAAACTTTTTATAAACGTATAACCGGCTGCTTTGATCAATGTACCGCCAGCTAGGGCCATGACTCCACCCGCAATAGCTTTTTCAGTGATATCTCGAACTGCTCCTTCTGCTTCCGCTTTGTCAATTTCTTTTGCTTTGTACAGTTCATGGATAGCATCTACTTCATTGTGCCAATGTATCACAGTCTGCAGGATGATTCCCCATGTTGATAATTTAAAAAGCACTCTAAGATTAGCAGCAGAATTTAAAAATCCTGTTACTTGGCCACTAGAATATGTTAGGTCACGTGAAAGATTGCGTTTATTTTTCCTTAAAAAGTCACTGTAACTGCTGTATGTACGCCTACGACCGCTGCTATCTAGTGTATAAAGTTTACCGTCAGGACCTCGTTTTGGCAGTTTTCCAGTTGTTTTTACTTCATATTCCTTGCCACTGCCGCCTAAATCCTGTATTCTACGCTGTCCTTTTGCAACTTGATCTTTGTTATAGTAAGCATAATTACGATATTCTATAGCATCTTTAGCATTACTAAATTCTTTTGGATCATAAGTACCATCAGGCTTCTTGATTTTATACTTTCTACGAAATAAACCGCTACCTACTTTCACTATGATAGCACGTTTTACTGATTCCGATAAGATGTGCACAGCTTTATTCATAATACATATTTATTGGAGACGAACGAAGTTCGTCTGTGTTTTCGCTTACGCTCAACACATTTTTTTTAACACGAAGTGTTTAAGTATTATCTAGATACAATGGTCGCACTTTGCCCAGGCAGGGCAAAGTATTGACGTAGCATTATCTGAGTACGCAGGTCACACAGCATTAGAACTACTAAAATGTTTAATATTTTGCGCAATTTCGTGCGATTTCATACCAAACACTAAACATTTTATCATAGGCGGTTGTCCGGTACCTATTCATTCTGTCTTTATTACAACGGCGGTCACTGTGCAAATGCTGTCTTTCACAGTAACGTGCAGGATTTCCCTGCTCTTTTTGCCTTGTCACAATCCTTAAACAACCAAACAGCAAGGGCTTTGCTATCCTCATCCTTTCGGGTAGTGGTTGAGTACTCTTGACGGCGAGAGATTTTCTTCCCTGTGATCCGTGATCCAGGTATTAGAGCACTTGAAATTAGCCAGTGCGAGCCATTAACCGTTGATTAGTTTGCCTTTGATGTGTGAGCCGTGTACTCTCACTTGAATATGCCCGTTGTAGTAATCGTCTGATTCTAACACGCGCCTTGAGAATTGTTCTCTAGCCTCTATGTATGAGCATTCTGATTTAGTTTTACAGTAATAAAGTATCTGTCTGGTGAAGTTTTCTTTGCCTAAACGTAGCACATCAGCATTCAATTCATCGTTTGAACCGTAATAATCTTGCCAATCTGATTGAATTTTACCTCTAATACGTTTGCGTTTCTTTTTTCCATTTTTAAGTTTTACTGTTCTATAAGTTGTTCTTGAAAACTTTGATAATTTCTTGCCTATATACATTCTACCAGTTAGTGAATTTGTTATTATATAGACAAAACCAATGTACTCATCTGATATAGTTTCAACAATTTTGTCTTCAAATAACCATGTCATTAACTATGTAGTTTTTTGACCCTTGGCCTCTCTTCTTTTCTGAGTGATTTCATTTTTTTCGTAACGCCATTCTTGAATTTCCTTGCGTCTTTGACTGCAAATGCGTCTGATCTCGCTGAGCCAAAATCTTGTATCCATGCCGGCACGTTTAGTACCTTTGCTTAACCAAATCTGATTGTACTTAAAATATTGCCTAAACGCATTGTAAAGTTCTTCGTGACTGTCCATTATTCTATAAATTCTATATCATTTGAATAACTGGTGAATCCATTTTCTTTTATCACTTTTAGTACATTGTTGACCCTACCAATTAGTTCATCTTTATGACTGATCAGATATATGTTTTTCTTACGTTCTCGTCCCATCTTTTTAAGGACGCTAAGGGCATTTTCTACACCAGCCGCATCTAGTCCGTTGTCGATCAATTCGTCAATGAATAACAAATTAATACTCTGATATAGACTTTCCCATACATCTCTGAATGCCCAACTGAGTCCCAATATCAATCTGTTACGCTCACCGCGACTTAGATTGTCGAAATCTAAATCTTGTCCAAGCTGTGTGATTTCTACACTGAGATCGTTGACAAAGCTGACCTGATGGGGCAGTCCAACTCGATCTAGATAATAGGTCAATCTATTGTTGAGATAGGCTAGATTTTGATCTATTATCTTTTTCCGTATAAAACTGTCCTTAGAGGTCAACAGTTTGAGTAAAAATTCTTGATGTTCTTTGAGATTAGTCAAAGTATTGACGTTGTCCCAAGAAATTTGTTGTATTGCTGTATTTGTTAGTTCGTCAATCTGTTCTTGATAGGGATCTACTTCTGTATTTCTGCCATGTAAAGCAGTTTCAAGACCAGTAAGATTGTTTTGATGTTTAAGTGCTTCTTCGAGACTGTCATAAAACGTTTTGGGCCTACCATTTATGTCTCCGATCTCGTTTAATTCTTTGATCACTGTCGCGAGATCAGCAGAAACTTTGTTAAAATAAGTCACAGCATCAGCGAGATTTTTTTCTGCGGCAGCGGTCATTTCTTCATGCTTGTGTGTATGTAACTGTTGTTCGCAGGCAGGACATTTTTTGTCTAACAACTGTTCTACTTCCTTGGTATACCTGTTAAGACTTTTTTCTGCTTGACCGACCGCGGTTTCTAGCGTGGCCTTTTCTTTGTTTAAACTTTTGATCGCGGCCGCCTGTTCCTCATATTTCTTTAATTTGGCGTGTTGCTCCAGTTCAAGATCTATATCTACATTTTTTAATTCATTGATACTGCGTTCAATTTTTTCACAGTCCTCGACCTTTTGATTATTCCATGCTTTCTGCCTAGTGATCAGACCATCTATGCTCTGTTGTATTTTGTCATTGGATTTTTTAGCAGCTTCAATATCCGCATTTTCTTGCACTATTTGGTCTTTTGTCTGTCTAACAAGTTCTTTAAGAGATTCTGCCTTTTCTGAAAGTAAGGTAATTCCAAGCAGTTGCTCAATAATTGCTCGTTGCTCATTGGCCTTCATAGAAAGGAAAGGCTCTGTATAAGTATTCAACGCTACAATATGCTTGAACATGTCATGACTCATGCCTAGTAGAACATCTAGATCTTTCTGCGTTTCGCGCATATCACCTTGACTGTCATCGGTTTCCTCAGCGGCCTGTTCATGATTATTGATAAAGAATTTCATTACCCCAGGTTTTCGACCGCGTTCTATTCTATAATCAATACCGTCTTTTTCAAAGTGAAGTGTGACCAACATGTTTTTGTTGTTGATCTTGTTTATTAAATTATCTTTCTTAATATTAGTCAGTGCCTGTCCATACAGGGCAAAACTTAGGGCATTTACTATGGTAGTTTTTCCAGTGCCGTTACGACTGCCGCTGTCGTCTCCGCCTTGATCTAAATTTTCTCCTAACACTAAAGTCAAATATTCTTTCTCAAAATTTATAGCTTGAGTTTGATTACCCACACTCATAAAGTTTTTTACAGTTAATTCTTTTATATTGATCATAGGCTGTTATAGATACTGAGTAAAACCTTGTTATCAAAGTTTTCACTTTCAATATTGATCAATTGGTTGCTGACAATTTGATCAACGCTTTCAAACGCTTGAATATCAATGTTGTTGTTAATTTCTATTTCTTTCTTTTCGGATATTAGAGTTAATTCCCTGATATCATACTCATTTACAAATTTTTCTTTTATGAAACTGGCCTCCTCATAGCTGATATCGATATCCAGGGTGACACGCAGATGCATTTTACTTGTTAAAATAGTGTCGGCCTGATCAATTAATTGGCTCAGTTTTACAGTTCTGTACTTGGGACAGTTGTTCCAGTTTAAGAATTCAGGATCTTGACCCCATTGAAGAACCATCATACCTCGCAAGTCATCCCACGCATCGGCATAGTTGTGTGGAAATGCGTTGCCTATATAGTGCATATTCTTTCTACATTGACGTTTGTGGAAGTGCCCACTGAATCCCAGTTGATAATCTTTGAAATGATCTAATTGTATTTCACCGTGATCGGGCATCTGTACCATGGCATTCATAAAGAAGTTTGGCAATTCAAAGTGACCAAAAATATACTGGCCTCCTTTTTTACCTACATTACGCCATTCATCCCCCACTAACCATGGGCACATAGTGACATCACCGCTTGTTATCGGTTTATGAACGATTTCTATACCAGGAACATATTTGCCAAATTCTACGGAATGTATATCACGTTTGTCTTTGTAATAAAGATCGTGATTGCCAGGAAAGAAATAAAA